TGTCGCCACCTGCGGTATGTGTAAACACCAAGGCACCTAAGCTGTTGACTGTAGCATTAACATAGGATGCAAATGTGCTTGAACCAACTGCGGCGCTGACTGCTGTAATAAAGTCGGCTACTGTTGTGCCAGTCAAGGTAACTGTAACTGGACTAGCTAGGTCAGCTTGTCCGGGGACTGTAGCAGCAATAGTGAATGTGTTACCGCTAGTAAACGCACCTGGTGTATTGGTATTGCCAGTTACGATTGTTTGGCCGGCTGCATAGCGTTCAAAAATTTCAATGCCAAATGTAGCTGGGCTGGCAAAACCAGGATTGGTAATACCAACGGTAGTGCCCGGAACAATGTTAAATCCGCCACCGCTTGGATCTAGTGTATAGATTGCTGTGGCATCATTTGGATACAGGTTGCAAGTTTGTTGCACCCAGGTGCCCAAGGTCAAATTGTATTTTTGCATGGACAAGTTAGCGCCAAGGTTTACATTGTTGGTGCGTTGCCATACAGAACCAGTTGGCTCTGGTTGATCATCTGTGCTTCTCCAGCGTGGTGCTGAATAGTTAGGAGCTGCCAAGAATGTTGGAACATAGTATGTGCCAGCTGTGATTCCTAGGTCGCTTAATACTGTGCCAGATCCGGCGGCAATAATCACTTCACCGTCGCCGGAGTGTGCTGTTTGATTGGCAAAAATCTGTAATTTTCCATCAACATAACCAGAATAAACACCTGGAATGCTAGCACTGTTAATAGCATTGCTTACACCTTGAACTGTGTTGTTGGTGCTAGCAGGAACTGTAATCTCTGTGCTATTAATGTAAAATGTATTGCCCGCTGTTAATGACGTAGGAGCCAAAGTTCCTTGAACTGTAGCCCAACTGGTTTGCCAATCGTGGCTACCAATCAACTGCCAGGTGTTATATAAATCCAACAAATAACTAGACGATGTTTGGCCAGTGGTAGGGCCACCACGCTTGAAGTAGCCAGGATTGTTTACATTGGTTGAAGTGATGGCATAATTGCCAATGCTTCCGACGCTTTGTGAAGGAACAGTTGTACCGGTTTCAAGTTGAGTAGCGTCGGTAATAATCAATGGAACCTGATTGGTAAATGCGCCAGTGGTGATATTCCATTGATAGATACCCCATAAACTAGTAGAAGTGTTTAACCAATAAGTGCCGTTGGGTGGGGTACCTACTGGACGAACCAAGCTGGCTGTAAGAGCCGCTAAGTCAACATCAACACGCTGAATGTAGGCACGGTTAGTAATGCCCAGGGCACTGTAGGCTGCTAACAAACCGTATTCGTTCAGCTCGTAACCGTTGATAGGTGTTCCGGCTGTGGTCTTGTAGAAGAATGGAACGCCATAAGTAGTTGACAAGTCGCGTTGACTTGTAATCAATGTAACCTGATTGGCATTGGCCTTCAAGGTTCCAGCAGCAACTCCTGTGCCTGTTCCAGAAACTTTGTTCTGAGCCGTTGCAATCAAAATATAAGGTACCGAGTTGGTAGCGGCAGGAATGTATTGACTTTGATCAATAACGGTGACTTGAACGCCAGGTGATAATAGTGCCATAGGTAAAATCCTTTTTTCTAGTTATAGATATTTATTAGAAAAGGCAAAAAGAACCTCGTAATAGAGACCTTTGGCAAAGGTTTTCACTATAAATACAGCATGATTCGCCCTATTTGTCCTGCCTGCAAGCAAAGACCACGTGCTGTAAACTACTATAAAGACGGGCTGGTTCATTATCGAGCCAGGTGCAGTTATTGTATTTCTAAGAACCGGACCGTCAAACCGCCCGAACCAAGATGGCGCACAGCCGGCTATAAAAAAAAGCTGGCTTGTGATCGTTGTGGATTCAGATCAAGATATGCTAGTCAACTGTTGGTGTATCATGTAGATGGCAATCAGCATAACACAGTCCTGCGCAACTTGACCACAATTTGTCTAAACTGTGTGGAGGAAATCAAGCGACTAGATCGGCCTTGGAAGCCTGGAGATTTAGAACCAGATCTTTGATCTGGCGATACAGGTTGTCTAATCCGTCGGCATTGTTGTCAATGACCGCATCAAATTTGGTGCCAATCCAGGCCCACTCAGACGGATGGACCTTTTGAGCCACCATGTAGGCCACAGCTGATTGCACCTGCTGATTGGCGGCCATGGCGTGATCATACCAATAGGGCTCGGGCCCACGAGTCACACGAATAACAATTCCGCCTGCTGCTTTGATCGCTTTGATTTCGTTAGGAAAACGGCAGTCTGAAATCACAATGTCATCCTGTGTTTTACGCAGTTTGTTTTCTAAGCTGGCAATCCAGGTATCGTCGTGAAAACTACGGCGCACTACTTCGGTTCCCCAGTGCTGTAGGACCCAGCGTGGAGTAAGATTGGGCATGTTCAAGCGTTCGGCCCACCAGGGATCTACCTGTTCACGCCAGGCACGGCTTTCTTTGGTACGGCCTTCCAGCAATTCACGATCCCATCCAAATACTGCTGCTACTGCATCTTTCAAGGTCGCAGCAAAACTTTCTCTACGGAATTCGTGTATGTTTTGCAAGTAGTCAGCTATGGTATCTTTGCCCGATCCAATCAGGCCAACAATTCCAATAATCATCTAATTTCCTTTACATTTAAGTGACGTAATGTGGCCTGTAGCATGTCAATCTGTCGCCGACAGTCTTCTAAAGCATGGTGACTGGTGGCAGGTTTAGGTAGTTCAGGCCATAGACTATAAACTGTTCTAGCATCGCGCACATTGTAAAACTGCCAGGGTAGGCTCTTGCCATAGCTTTTGTAGGCATGCTCAAGAATGTTCATGTCGTAGGTGGGACCATTGGCCCAGATAAACTTGTGTTGCCAGGCCAACTTGTATAGGCTGTCTAAGGCCACATCTAGATCCACACGACCTTCTTCCATAAAGGCTTCGGCCTGTGCTTCAGGTTGAGTAGCCCACCAGTCTATGGTGTCCTGTTGTATGTTACGATCGGGCTGACTTTCTAAGGTGATGCGGGCATAGTATTGTCGATTGTAGTAGCCCGTACCAAATGGATCAAAGCTCTGTGCGGCAATGGTCAGAATAGTGGCATCCGGACCAGTGCCTAAACCTTCTATGTCGATCATCAGTGAGCTCATGCTATGATTATAGCACAAGTTAAGGGTAAAGTCTAGTAGGTGTTAGCCGATTACAAAAGAATACGGTTGACTGCCATCTACATAGCGTTTGAGATCATCAACCAATTGATCCATTTGAGCCTGACTTTCGGCTTTCATGGCCGAACCATTCAGAGTGCTACCACCTTGTGGCCCAGCAATGGTAGCAAATTTTTCACGTGCTTCGCCAATGATATGTTTGCAAGCGGCTGTGCAGTAGTCACGAATCCATTGTTGAATTTGAAAATCACTTAGGAGATTGAATTCTGGTTTCAAGTTGTAGGTCCACAACAGGACATTTTCGCCAGTGCCTTTGGGATCACGAATCAACTGTAGTTTTTTGGTAACAGGATTGTATGTGTAGTTCATGTAGGCACCAAACATGCGCCCAGCCTGTTGAACATATTGTGTATAAAAGTCGTATGTGGCCAAGCCACCAGCCACGTTGAAGTTCATGAGATACACGTTCATACTTGCTTGGCTAAACGGATCAAAGTTACTGGCATACGGGCCAGTTGAATCGCCAAAAGTCCTACGATAAATTTGGCGCACCGTAATCACTTCCTGTGGCAAGTCGTAGATATTGACGTTGGTAACCAGTTCTAAAAAACTGTAGCTTTCTTCGTAAGCATTTTGAGCACGTTGGCGGTAAGTGCCAATGGTCTTTTGATATGCTGCTTCGTAGTGTTCAGCATCCAGTTCAAGGTCTACAATTTGACTGCCTATCTGTAGGCGAACATAATCAAATAGATTTTGTTTTAGTGTGTCTAAGCTGGATTGATTTTCTAAGGCCATATAGGGAACTCCTGTTCCCTGTATTTAGCAGTTTACCAGGCCCACAAGATGATCAAGTTGTCGTTTCCGCGCCCGTTAAATTTGATTTCTGTAGCTTTGATATCTTTAAAGGCCTTGCGAGCCGCTGGTTTGCCACCGCCGGTTACTGCTTTTATTTGTTCTGCTGGCTTGCGCAGGGTTTTTTGCACAGTTTGTGTGGTATCAAAGCCCACAATAGCCGAACCCTTGACTGTGAATGTTCCGGCATGACTATCAGCTACCACGTGAATAAGTTTACGGGTGGCCGTGTTGTAGAGCCAGGCCTCTGAAGCTCCGACCAGTTTGGTAACTGGTTCTGACTTGAGTTTGAGTTCAGGAAATTCTCTCATGAACTTGAAACCGCGGGTAAGTCGTTCTGGGCTGACAGCTTTCTTGGCACGCGGTTTGCGTTCTACTTTTTTGAGCTGAACATAGCTGTTGCAATCGTTGATTACTGTTTCGCAAAACTTAACACAGTTTTTTAACTGTAGCTTTGTAAGATGACTGTAGCCTTCAACCAGTTGGTCGTCTTTGCCTTCTAACACTTCGTTAAACTCGGCCAGACGCAGTTCCCACACTCGACTCACAGTTGAAATCATGTTGGGGCTAATGTTCATACCACGCATGAGTGAGATTGGCTTGAAGTCGGCACTCATTTTGGCACCTGACACAACAAAATCATCAAACATGGCTTCTAGTTCGCCACAGCACTCGGAAACTTTTTCACGCAGGTGGTCTTGAATTGTAAGTTTGGCCACAGCCGCATCAGCATCAACTTCAGTTTGGGCCTTCTTAACTTCTTGCTTGGCCTTAAGCATGTCCGAGATTTGTTGCTCAACCAGGCTCAATTCATGTTCGGTCAATTCCAACCCAATCAGGCTCATACGAGCCGCCCAGGCCGGTGTCACACGTATCTGACTGTCCGGAATACCACGCATGAGTTTGGCTTCTTTGGGCCTGTTGTGATATTCTAAATAGTGTACCAACATGTCTTTGGCTTCTTTTTTGCCGTAGTGATAACTGTACCACTGGAATGCTCGCGCTAGGCTACTTAGACGATTTTCGCCGGTAGGTTGGACTCGC